AGCTGCGACAGGTACAGCGCCTCGAGGTCGTTGACGTGCCCGGTGGCCCCGGTGAGCGTCTGAAGGGCAGCGAGCTTGGCGTCGGAGAGGGTGGTCATCGGACGTTGATCAGCTGGTCCGAGCGCTTCACCTCGTGGCGGCCCTGCATGCCGTCCATGGTGGCGGCCTTCGCCAGCTTGACCTCATACAGCTGCCACATGTCCTTCTGCAGCAGCCGGCTGTTGACCAACGGCATGGCCAGGTCCGCGGCAATCCGCGCCGCCAGCGCCTGGGTAGCCATGAGGTTCCAGAGCTTCAGGTTGTCGACGCGGACAATGGCCCGCATGCGGATGCGGTCGATGTTGGCCACGATGACGTTGCCGGCGGCGTCGGGGGTGGCCTCCACCCGCCAGTCCGGGAGGCCTTGGCTATCGTCGGCGCCTGCCCCGCCACTGAGGAAGGGCAGGCCACCGAACTCTCCCAGACTCGTGGGAATGTTGAGGACACGCAGCACCTCGGGTGGGATGAGGAACTGGTTCTCGTAGCCGTAGACCGGGTCCGGTACCAGCGGCGTCAAGATGAAGCGCCGCACCGCCCAGGTCCACTCGCGCTCGAGCGTGACCGCGTCTCGGAGCTCAGGGAAGTTGTCGTTGCACAGCTGCGCTTCCCGGGTCTCGTCCACCAGCGACGTGATGGTATCGGCGCCGAGCCACCCGAGGGCCTGGTTGCAGATACTGACGTCGCTGACGGCCATGGGTTACTCCGAGACCGACGCGGCTTCTTCCGCGATCTGATGCTGCTCTTTCTGGACCCGCTCGCGCTCCTCGGCGGCCGCACGATCGGCCTCCTTGGCGTCCTCCTTGGCGTTCATGCGGTTGGCCTTGCGCGTGGCAGCGGCCCGCCTCCCGGCCTCTGAGCGCTTGGCGGCCGCGGCGGCGTCCTCGAGCTCCTTGGTGTCGACCACCGCCTGCTCTGCCTCCATCTCGGCCTCGGCCTCACGGATCTCCGCCTTGACCTTGCCCACGTTGTCCGGGTGCCAGGCCTTGACCACCTGCAGATCGATGTTCATGTGAGCCGCGATGGCCTCGGCGTTGTTGCCGGCGAGGAACAGCTTACGAATGCGGGCCCGCTCACTGGTGTTGACTGCGTGCTTGGGCATAGCGCCCTCCTGGTGTTGAGCCGGGATAGCCCCGGCAGCTGCAGTCTACCGTAGCTTGTAAAACTCCTCGAAGAGCTTCTCGCGTGCCCGCTTGAACATGCCGTCCCAGAGCTCAGTCGAGGCGCCAAAGCCGAACGCGAAGCCCTGGTTGTAGAACACCGAGACCTCCGCCTCGGTCAGTGCCGGCGTGGCTACGCCCTCGAAGAACACCACCTGGGCCTCTCCAGTGCCCACGAGCACTCGAGCACCAGTCACCGCCGCAGCGACCGGCACGTCCCGCTCTCGCAAGTGATCCATGCACTGGCCGAGGGCCGTGAAGACCTCGGTCTGGTTGACGGCGGTGCTGCCAGCCCAGGCCACGAGCTCGTTGGCGCCAGGCACCAGAGCTCCCGCGGCCACGGTCGAGCGCACCATGGCGCTCTTGGGATCGTTGTACAGCGTTGCTACTTGCTCGCCCATGGCGGCGGCCCTAGTTGACTTCGATGATGGTCTGCGCCGCGATCGCCAGCGTACCGTTGGCAGCCTTCGCAGTGAACTCAGTCACCAGCGTATCCCACTTGACGAACTGCACGGAGCCCGCAGGGTAGAAGTCACGCTCCGCCGTGTAGGCCAACAGACGTTGGTTGGCGATGGCGTCGTTCGACACCAGGCTCTCGAGATGGGCAGTTTTGGTTGACATAACAGTGTCCTCTGAACCAGGGAGAAATGAGCGGGGCCGAAGCCCCGCCCCCCACTCTCCAGCGCTTAGATCAGCGCGTCCTTCACATGCACGTTGACGATGTGCTCGTCCTCGACACGCACCGAACCCATGGTCAGGTAACCATAGATCCGCCACGCGAAGCTGAACGAGGGATCTTCAGCGATACGGATGGTGATGTCCCGCGCCACATGCAGGCCCAGGGCACGTCGGGTGAAGGCGAGGCAGAAGAGCTCGCCCGGCGCCGGCGCCAGTAGCCTGGTGGACATGATCCAGCAGAACCCCATCCAGTTGGGCACGATGCCGTACTGCTGGAGCTCATCGAGACCCATGCGGACGTAGTCCTTGGACGTCTGCTCGGTCAGCTGCATGAGCTTCCGAACCTGCGTCGGCCCTACCACGAAGCACTTGGGCACGTCGGGATCGATGTCGTTCTCCATGAAGGTCTCTTGGACCTCGGTGACCATGTCAAACGAGATGGGAGTCGTACCGTCACCGACAATCTGGCCGGCGGGGAACGCATTGAGGCCACCGCCCCCGTCGAGGGCGTCACCCGTGGCCGCGGTGATGATGATGTCGTCCACCGCCCGGCGCATGGCCATGGCGATGTTCTGGGCGATGTTGGAGTTGGGGTCCACCAGCATCTGGACGATGTCTTCCTGCTCGGTCGCCTCACCAGAGTCGAACGTCTGGCTGACCGATACACGTCTCGACCAGGGGAGCTCCTGGACAGGCGTGGGCTGCAGGGTTGTAGTCTTGAGGCTTGCGACACCAGCACCCAGGCGCTCCCAGTTGTGCTGCTCAGTCTGTTCAGCACGCTCGGTGATGTGGGTGCGGAGCTTGGTGGCAGCTTGCTGCGCCAGGTGGCGAACAATCTGCTCAAACGTCTGGATGTAGACGTTGGAAATACTTACGGCCATGGCGAGGCCCTCCGCGAGTTACACGAATGGTTTCTCGCTTGAGGCACCCCGGATAACCGGACCCGCTGCTTGCGGCTCACTGTGCCGCCTACAGGGTTGCCGGGACTCGAGGGGACGAGCGCCCCCGGCTGATAGGGAATGTAGCTGAAGCTAGCTGCTGAATCCAGCCCTCGCCGGCGGTGCATGGTCCGCACCAGGCATGGCCAGCTTCTGGAGCTCGATGAGCCGAGTCATCATCGGAGCTCGCGCTGCGTCGTTGGGCTCCATCTTGGCCAGCTTCTGGATGGTCTCCTGCACCTGGATGGCGGCCTCCGCCGGCGTCATGGCCCCGCCGGCACCGCGGTCCTCATCGGCCAGCATGGTGAAGCCCTTGCCCATCATGCCCTCGGCAATGGCGGCGAAGCCCTCGAGCACATGGCTGGGCACCAGGCCCTTCTTGAAGTTCTCGCGGAGCTCAGCGAACTGCGGGTAGTTCGCCCACAGGGTGTCGATCTTCTTCATGGTGGGCTCGTAGACGGCGCCCAGCTTCTCGCGCAGCGACATCTCCTGGGCCTTGAGCCCGGCCGCGGCCTCCTGCTGGATCCCCTGCTGCCAGGTGTTGAAGTCCTCGAAGAACCCCTTGGCCTGGGCCTTGCTGAACTTGCGGGCATGGGCCGTCTCGATGAACCACTTCTGCAGGTTCTCGTCCACCGTCTGCCCCTCGAGCGCCGCGGGGAGCTCATAGCCGGCCGCCTCCTCGGGGACGCCGACACTGCTGTGGTAGGCAGCCATGGCCTCGGCGTTCTCCGGGTCAGGCGTCGGGATGAGCCCCGGCACCTGGGCGGTGAGCTTGGTGTAGAAGGCCTGGCGGTCCTCCTCGCTGGCGTTCTCCCCGGGGATGCGGATGCTCGAGCCCTGCATGGCCTGGTAGTCGACGGCCTGCTTGAGGAACGAGTCGAAGTCAGCGGACTCGGTCAGCAGCGGGGGGAGCTCAGCGCCCTCGGCAACGTGGCCGGCGTACCACTTCGCCTCGCCACCACCGCCGCCGGCGCCCTCGCCTTCAGCCTCTCTCAGGGAGTATTTCAGTGTCGGCCACATGGGGCGCCTCCTGTTGGAATCGGGTCATCCGTTCGATGTAGTCAATGATGTCCCTGGCCATGGCGTTGGCAGCGCACTGCAAGGGATCCTTGTTGAAAATCTGGGACGGCATGAACTCCTGCTTGAGACACAGCAGCACGTAGTTGCCGTCCGGGTGATCGCGGAAGACCCGCTTGAAGGCCTCGGACTTGTGGCGGATGCGCTCGGTGGCCTCTCCCAGGGCCTTCTTGCGGCGGCTCTCGGAGTCCTCCGCGGGACTCAGGATGTGCTCTACCTCGGCACTGACCTCATCGGTCACTGGACAGGTGTCCCCGGCGGCCTACCACCCTGGTTCAGGGCCTGCTGCAGCGCAGCCGCGGCGCCCTCCTCGCCCATGCTGTCCTTCATGGCGCCCACGCCCTCGCCGGCAGCCCGCATGGCCTCGCCCTCGGCCTGGGCCATGGCCACCTTGCGCTCCTCGGCAGCGGCCCGCGCTCGAGCTCGCCGCACCTTGGCCACGATGGTGGGATCCTGGACGTTGCTGGACGGCACGCCAAGCACGTCCGCCAGGTTGCGGCCGTAGTCATCGACGTCCACCAGGTCACGGAGCTCCGGGAAGGTCTCGGACAGCGCAATGATGCTGCCCACCCAGCGCTCCATCCCCTCCACCTCAATCATCTTCTGGGCCTTGGCCAGCGGCCCCGTGTACTCGATGTCGAGGATCCCCTGCTCGTCCTTCGCGTCATCGGGTGGCGGCGCCAGGGCCCCACCGCGGAGCATGATGGAGAAGGTCCGCATGATGAGCGGGTCCAGGAAGTCGTTGGTGAGCCGGCCGAGCGTCGGCCCCAGCAGGCGCTGCATGAGCTCGTAGCGCACGCGCACCTCGGTGGCCGTCATGGCCGGGCTCTCCTTCAGCTGCAACTGGTCGACGTGGAACACCTGGCGGATGCTGTTCTGCAGGTTCTCCTTCTGCATCTCGGAGACGTCGAAGCGGGCGCCACTCTCGTAGGGCCGCAGCTGCTCCACGTCGCGCACCACCGTCAGGCCCCCGGGCTCGAGGTCCAGGTCACCCAGGAGCCCACGCTCCGAGGTGATGGTGGCCGGGTCCAGCACCTTCTCGCCGGCACGCAGGATGAGCCGCACCATCTCGTTGAGGGAAAGGATGTCGGGCAGCGCCAGCATGGCCGGGCTGAAGCCCCACATGCTGCCACTCATCATCCGCCACCTGGCGACGAAGGCAGGCTGCTCGTAGTAGCCACCGTCCGGTCCTATCTGGGTGGCGTCATCGTGCATGATGTACATCCAGCCGAACGGCCGCACCGCCGGCGCCAGCAGGGACTGGGTGTTGGCGTCCTTGTAGTCATCGCGCTGGTAGATGCAGAAGATCACCGTGTACTTGCGGTCGACCTCGCCGGCCTGGGCGTGCTGCTGGCGGATACGCTCAGGCACCTCGTCACCGAACTTGTCCACCAGCTGGCTGGCGGTGAGCTCGAGCCGGCGGTAGAAGTTGCGCACTGACCGGTCGAAGTTCATCTCGAAGAAGCACTGCCGGATGAGCGCTGTCTGGAACTCCACGCCCTCGTAGCTGAACTCGTTGGCGGGCTCCTCCACCAGCACCGTCGTGCCGAAGGAGACCAGGTCCATGTAGGCCTCGGCAGCCTCGAGGTTGAAGTTGCTGTCCTGGATGGCCTTGAACATCCGCTCCCCTGTGTCCTCGAGCCACTCCTTGGCCTCCTGCTTCTCCCGGGTCAGCGGGTTGCGGAAGCGTAGGTCGAACCACTTGATGGAGGGCGAGGTGAGCGAGCCGTGGATACTGGCCGCCAGGGACTGGGCCGCCATGGGCGCGGTGCTGTCGTAGAGCTCCCGCCGGCGCCAGGTGAGCTCATGCTCGGAGCGCTCATCCTGGAAGAACTTGCCGCGGCCCGGCACCACGTATCGCTCAATCAGTTGCCAGTGCTCCTCGACGGTACGCCGCACAGAGTGCAGCGCGTCGAAGCGCATCTTGACGTCACGCGGCGTCATGCGGTGCATGGCCATCCTCCTCTGCCGGCGCCATGAGCAGGGCGGACAGGTCCGCTCCGCCGCTGAGCGCCCTGGTGTTGATCATGTCGTTGAACTGCTTGAGCTTCGCACGGCCCTGGATGACCACATCGATCGGCAGCTGCTTGCTGTTCACCATGTAGTCGAGGCCACGGTTGTTGAACTTGACGATGATGGAGCGGCAGTCGAAGTCTCGGCAAATCTTGGGCGGCCTCATGGGCACGCCGAGCTCCTTGTGGATGAGCTCAGAGCATTGCTCGAGGTAGCTCTGGACGTCCTCCCGGCATGCGAGCTCCGGGTCGTTGACGAGGAGCTCGAAGGCTGCGTTATGGATGCCGCAGCCGGCGCCCTCGAGGTACACGCAGACCCCATCCTTCTGGTCGAGGCGCAGTTGGCCCTTCTCATCCTTGTGGCAGGCGTAGTCGTACTCCTCGCTGTCCAGGATGATGGGCCCATCGTCACCGTGGCAGCAGGCGGTGCAGCCGTCGCAGTCGATGTCGAAGTCACCGTCCTTGAACGGCGTCACGGCGATGGCCGCGGTCAGCTTGTCCGCTCCCTTGGCGAACGGTGGAGCGTGGACGGTCACGGCCCTAGATGGGCGGGCCGGCCGGCGTGATGCCTGTCTCTGGGTCGCCCTGCTCCATGTCGGTGGGCCCTGGCGGCAGCGGGCACGCTACCGGGAGGCCTGGGTCTGCGTCCGGTCCCGGGGGGAGCTCGCAGTAGATGGGCATGCCTGGGTCTGGGTTGGGCCCCGGCGGCAACGGACACGGTGGCGGCGTCATGCTCATGTTGATGCCGCTTGCCGGCGGCAGGCCTACCCCGGTCGACGGGTGGCCCATCTCATCGCCCCGCGGGGGGCTCAGGTTGCTGTCCCCAGGGCCAGCGACGACACCACCACTGTCCTCGGTACCGTAGGTGCCGTGCACCACCTCGCCTGGGTAGGCACTGTCGCCCTTCTCGGTCATCGATCGAATGCGATCGGGTGCAGCTGCGATCTTCTTTCCCATTGGCATCAGTACGCCCTCTTAACTTTTGGCTTGGGTCTGAGTCGGGTGTTGGAGGTGAGGAGCCTATCACCTTCCCCGGCACCGAGCAGCCCATACTCGGCGGCCTCACAGATGTGACTGTAGATGTTTTTCTCGGGGACGTCATGGTAGCGCTCCTCGCCAGTGATCTGCATGCGCCGGTACTTGAAGCCGCCGGCCAGGCCCTTGCGCAGCATACGGCACCGCGGTGACACCACGAAGCCAGGCTCACCGTTCATGGCCAGGCGCGTCAGCTGGCTGTTCATGGCCTCACGGCGAATGACCGTGTCGTTGGTGAACGTCGGCTCAGCCTCGAGGTTGGCGGCACGCAGCACATCGAACGGCGTAGTCTTGTCGGTCTCTGCCCGGGTGTCCCCGCTCGGGTCACCCCACATCTCGAGGTTGCCGATGGCCATCTTGTACTCGCCCTGCAGCTTGTGGTTGAGCAGCCGGCCGAACTCCACCGTGCTGGTGTCCTCGGTCACGATCTCATCGATCGCCTTCCACTGCCCCAGCTGGCTGCGCTGCAGGAACGCGGCCGCCGGCGTGAGACCGAAGTCCAGGCCTATGTAGAGCGTCTCGCCTGGCACGTACTTGAGCCGCTCAGCCGAGACGTGGACGTCATCCTGGTAGGCCGCGTAGACAGGCTTGCCGTCCATGACGAAGCCGTAGCGGCCATGCACGTAGACGCCCACCCACTCCACGTCGTGCCCTGGCGTCAGCCGCTCGTAGTAGTCGGGTGGCAGGTTGTCCAGGTTCTCGGCGTACTTGCTCATCCCCGAGGGCTGATGGTGGATGGTGAAGCCGTCGTTGTCCTCCTCCTCGAAGACTCGGTAGAACCAGTGGTCCTCATCGCAGGCGTTGGTGTCCAGGATGATGCAGGCCTCGGTGACGCCACCGTCCTGGACTCGAGGGTAGCGGCCGACGCGGCCCTGGAGCATGTCGAGCACAGGCTTGGGGATCTCCCGGGCCTCATTCAGCCACGCCCAGCTGAGCTCCAGGCTGAGCAGCTTCTTGATGTCCTTCAGGTGGTCGAGGGCGCGGAACAGGATCTCCACGCGCATGTCCTTGTCGATGATGTGGAGCGTCATGTTGACCTCGTCCCACCGCCCCAGGGCCTCGGGTGGGAACCAGTCGTTCCAGGTGCGGATGGTGGTGTCCTTGAGCTCACGATAAGTGTTTCGGACCACACAGCCGCGGCCACGCTTGACGCCATCAGGCCCAGGCTCTTGTTGGTGAGCCAGGCGCATGAGCTCAGCGCAGCAGGCGACAGACTTGCCGCTGCCAATCGGGCCGATGAGCGCCCGCACAAAGCTACGATCGCGGTGGAACTTGGTGGCGGTGAAGCTCGCCGTGTAGTGGACGTCCCTACTGGCCGGCCCTGGGTCTCGGTCTCCCAGCGCCGTTACCGCCGCGTCCGTTAGTAGGTTGCTCGGTGGCATCAGGCCTCGAGACCTCGCGCTCGTCAGTGAAGTTCATGTAGAAGTTCAGGCCCTTGAGCTCCTCGCCGGCAGTGTGCTCGACGGCCTTGAGCTTGGGTGCCACGTACTGCGCCACCTCCTTGTGCATCATGGCCCGGAGCTCCAGGCTGTACTTGGGCACGCGGCTCTGCTTGCCGGCCACCGTCACCTTCCTGCTTGTGCTGTCGTTGGCAATGATGGCCATGGCCACCACCGGGTGGTAGTCGCTGTCCCCGATGGTGTCCTGGATGAGCTCGAGGAGGGCGGCCTTGTCCTTGTTGGGCGTGCCGGCGGCCCGGCCACCAGTCTTCTGCCCCTTCACGCCACCACCTCAATGAAGTGCCACAGTGCCCACAGGTGGGCAAGGATGAGCCACGCCACCAGTGGCCACTGCTTCATGCCGGCTCGCCTGGGTCATCCCAGGGCTGGCGTGGGCGTGGGTCAATGGGCGGGACACGGTCGAAGGGTTGGCCGCGGATGAGCCCTGCTCGAGCTCGCGCAGCCGTGATGCGGCCCTGCTCCCCAGGCGCGGTGGTCTCGTCATCGAAGCTAGCGCGGCGCCCGGAGCTCGCGGCGTTGGTGCGGACCACGCGGCCGCAGTACACGCAGACGATGTTCTCGTTGGGACCGGGAGTCTCGACAGGATCGGTGAACTGCACCGCCAGGCTGCTGCTCTGGACGCACGGACACTCACCAGTGAGGGCTGTCATCTATTCGCCGCTACTTCAGAGCTCAATACGGCTTTGGATTCGGCTTCTTCTTCTTCTTCGACTTGCGCTTGTGAGCCATGGTGCTTCCCTCGAGGACGTACTTCACAGGCCAGGTGTCGTAGAGAGTGTAGCGTACAGTGCGCGGCTGCACGAACTCTCCCTCACCCTCCCCGGTAGGCACCCAGGCTTGCACCTCGCCCATCTCAGCAATCTCGTAGAACGGGTAGACCTCCCGCACGGCGATGACCATGCCGTCCCAGGGCCCACCGATGAAGTGCGCCTGGACGGTCACAGCAGCGAGCGCTGGCGAGGGTCAGTCTCATCCTTGCGGTTGAACCACAGAGGGTGCGCCATGCGTCCCGAGTCCTTGTCCTCCCGGGGCTCGAGCTCCTTGAGGATGCCGCGCTCCACCAGGTTCTTGAGGGGCCTGGTCACGCAGTTGATGCGCAGCCCACTGGCGTAGGCGAGCTCAGACCTGGTCGAAGGCACGCGGAGCTCAGCGAGGGTGGACACCAGCAGCACCTCACGCCCCGCGGTGATGCCCATGTCGTTGCACCACTCCTCGGCCTCGATGGAGGTGGCGGTCATCACCATCAGGGCTTGTCCCCGGCGTACCCATCGAAGAACGCCATGGCCTCATCGACGCCCCGGCAGACGCGGGTCTCGAAGCCACACTCACGCAGGATGCTCAGCCAGTGGTTCTGCTCCGAGCTCACCGCAGAGGGTGGAGCTCCCGGACGCTTGAGCTCCATCACGGCCCCGGCAGATGTGCCCACCGGGAGGAAGAGCCAGTTATCCGGGAGCCCCGGAACCACGCCTGCCTTGTACAGCTTGACGGCCTCGGCCTTGGCCACGCGCTCATTCGGCCAGTGTGCGAAGCGCTCCCACCACCACATGGTGCGGGCCCACTCCACCAGGGCTGCCTGGTGCTCAGCCTCAGTCCCAAGGATGGTGCGCGTCACGCCAGGTACTCGTGAGGGATGAGCGCCTGGAGCTCATGCTCGAGGGCCCACTCCACCACGTACTTCGCCGGCACCGCGGTCATCGAGGTGGTCTCGAAGATGCTGCGCATGCGCTCGTGCCCCCAGTCCTGGCGAGCCTTGGCCACCTTCTCCTCCCACCAGTGTGCCGGCGCGATGACGTTGCAGCCCTGCGCGTGCTGCTCATCGTGGCAGAGCTTGCACAGCGGGATGGCGGAGTACGGCGGCTTGATACCTGTGCCGGCGCCAGCGGCCACCTTGCGGTAGTGGGCAGCCACAATGGGGTTGTCCGCCTCGAGGCCGCGGCCGTCACAGTGCCAACACGCCGCCTGCCCGCGGCACCACTGCAGGAACATGGCGTCCTTGCCCAGCGCCTGGAGCACCTTGGGAGCGTGGAACCAGCCGCCACGGTACAGCGCCTGCATCAGCTTGCCGGCGTTGTTGTCGCACTCGTTCTCCTGGTAGGCCCCCATGGGCTGCATGGGCCCGCCTTCCGCGGTGAGCTCATCAGGCTCCACGTCCTGGAGCGCAGCCACCGCCACCGTGCGCCCCACCTCACAGAGCAGGCTGAGCGCAGCCGCGGTGTCAGTCTGGTGGATGTCGACCTGGAGACGCAGCGTGCCATCGGCCAGGGACATGAACTTGGAGACGGTCGCCTGGATAGCGCTCACTCCATCACCCCCTTCTCCGCAAGCACAGGAGGGTGCGGCACCTCGAGGATGGTCTCGAGCACGTCATCATCCAGCACCCGATAGACCGCGAACTGGCAGGCGATGATGACCTTGCCTTGGTACTCAATCATGGAGACCACGTAGCCGCTGCTTGCTGGGATCTCAGTCATCCCTGCACCTTGAAGGCCACGCCGTTCCAGTTGTCGACGCTGGCGCCCTCGACGGCGTGCTTCTGGAGCTTGGCCATCTGCGCCTTGGTGATGGTGATGCTCTTGGGCTTCTCGCCCTTCTCACGCTCCCACCAGGCGATGTAGCGATCGAGCTCCTTGGCCAGGGCGAGCTCTCGATTCAGCATGTTCCTGTTCACCGGCACCTCCCGCGCAGGGCTCATCATAGAGCCGGTTGGATCCCACACAAGGAACCGGCTTCCCGAAGGGCATCCTGCCCACCACTTTAGGTTGTTCTCCCGCAGCTGCTGTCAGGGTCCGGTTCGCGTCACTGGCCCGGCCAGGCCATCCCTCTCTGGGATCTCTTCCCCTGTTTTGTCCTAGCGCCGGCTCAAGCGCTGCTGCGTGGAGAGGTGTCTGCGCCACTGTCGTAGGCCGCTGTTGCCCTCGTCCACGGCGGAGCGGGCTTGCGTTCTCAAGGGTGGGTATGGGAGGATCCGATCGCAGGTGGTCCCCGAACCGCCTTGAGAGCAGAAGTACCCCTTCCGCTTTCTCCCGTCAGGAGGGCCCTGGCTGTTACCCCAGGGCCCTTCGCTTCCGAGACAACCCCATCCTACTGCCGCCTCTCATTCCGATCAACGGGAATGAAAGCTGTCAATAGCAGCTGTACTACCCGTCAAGACACGGTATACTGAGCGCTTCTTCTTTGACGGGAGATACCCCATGACTGACAAGACCACCCCCGAGCAGGGGGACACTACTGCGTTGCTGGCCGAGGCCAACGAGCGTCTGGCCAACCTGATGGAGCTCAAGACCAACCCACCGGTGATGGTGATCCCTGCGGATCCCGACTTGCTGGAGCATCAGCGCAAGGCCACGCGCAGCGAGAGCCAGACCGAGCTCTTCAAGGCTCTGGCCAAGGCCCAGGCGGACTTCGACACCATCCAGTCCACCGCGGACAACGACTACTTCAAGTCCAAGTACGCCCCGCTCTACGCCCTCTGGGAGCACGCCAGGCCCATCCTCAAGAAGCACGGCCTGGTGCTCATCCAGGAGCCCATGCCGTCCACCATCGAGGAGGGCGCGACGATCCTCAACACTCTGGCGCACACCTCGGGAGAGTGGCGGAGCTCCATCATCGTGATCCCTGTGGACCTGGGGAAGGAGGGCAAGGGCAAGAAGGCGCCGGCGTTCGGTGCCTCCTACACCTACGGCCGGCGGTATGGCATGGGTGGGATCCTGGGCCTGGCCACCAGCGCCGAGGATAGCGACGGCGGCACGGGTGACCCGGACTTCAGCAGCACCGGTGGCACCGCCGCCGAGAAGGGCTGGAAGGCCTGGGCAGACGCCGAGTGCCTGCGCTTCCAGGACTGCAAGGACACGATGAACCTGGACCGCTACTACGCCGCGGCCATCAAGCGGCTCGAGGGACAAGATGTCCCAACCATCATCCCGGACCTCCTCGAGACAGTGTGGAAGCGCCGCAAGGAGGAGCTCGGGACCGCGGCCGCCAAGCACCTGGGCATGGATGACCATGACCCTGACGGAGACATCCCACAATGACCGACGAACGCCTCATCGACATCGGCAACCGCATAGCCGAGCTCCGCTCCCTCGAGGGCGAGCTCGACCCTGCCACATTCAACGACACCATGGAGGGCCTGGACTTCGAGCTCGAGCGCAAGGTGGAGGCCTGCGTGCACATCCTCGAGGGCTACGAGAAGGAGGCCATCCGCATGGAGGGGATCGCGCTCGAGTACGAGGAGCGCATCGCCAAGGTGCGGCGGAACGCCGACTACCTGCGCGGGTACGTGGAGGGCGAGCTCAGGAACGCCGGCGTGACCAAGGTGGAGACGCCCGAGCTCACGGTGAAGGTCACGGCCACGGCCAAGGTGACCATCCTCAACCAGGAGGAGATCCCCTCGCAGCTGATGCGCCACTACACCCCCAAGACCACCACCCAGGCGCCGGCCCCGGACAAGGCCTCCATCCTCAAGCAGCTGAAGGAGGGCGAGACGGTACCCGGGTGCGCCCTCGACCACAGCTACCGCATGACCATCACGCACCGGGAGGGCAAGGCTGATGGGTGACATCGCAGAGGCCATCCTGGACGGCACCTTGTGCCAGGTATGCGGGGAGCTCATAGACGATGACGCCCCAGGCTATCCACGCACCTGCGAAGGGTGCCAAGGAGATGAGAACGATGCCGAGTCTGAATAGATGCGACTTCATCGGGAACCTGGGCAGCGACCCAGAGTCCCGCTACACCCCGGGTGGCACCTGTGTCACCAAGTGCTCGATCGCCTGCAACGACAAGTGGAAGGACAAGGAGAGCGGCGAGATGAAGGAGCACACCGAATGGGTGAACCTCGAGTTCTGGGGGCGCCAGGCGGAGATAGCAGCCGAGTACCTGAAGAAGGGCTCCGCGGTCTACGTGAGCGGCCAGCTGCGCACCGACAGGTACACGCCCCAGGGCGGGGGCCCTGAGA